TCTTCCGTTATCTCCGTGGACAGTCATGACTCGGTTCAAGACCATGTTGAAACGGTTGCGATGGTTGGCGTTGGGATTGAACAGCCTAGGTTGGTTACGCCCACTGGGGCATTTGGGTCTTACTCGGCTTTGGTGGGGGAGTGGAGTGAGCGGCATCTTAATCGGCCGTTGTTTCCGTGGCAGTTGGCGGCATTGTCCGGCGCTCTTGAACATGATGAGGATGGGAACTTCATATCCAGTACGGCTTTGATAAGTACGGGCCGACAAAATGGTAAGACAACAATGCTTTCTGCGCTTGTTGGGTTTTGTTTAATGGAACTACCCAGGATTTGGGGGCGTCCGGTTCGTATTATGTCCACGGCCCACGAGTTGGCTTTGGCTACTGAGGTGTTTGAGGATTTGCGCGAAGTCTTTGAATTGTTGGAGGAGTCTGATTTAGCAAAGGTGACTTGGGCTTACGGCCGGCACCAGGTCAAAATGGTTGACGGCTCTGTGTATAAGGTCAACAGCGCCACCGGCAAAAAGCATGGTGGGACATGGGACATACTGATTGTGGACGAACTGTGGGCAATCTCTGAGGCAACCTACTTCGGTGCTTTAAAACCTTCGCAGATTGCTGTACCCTCCCCACTTGCCTTCTTGGTGTCCACTGCTGGGGACGAGTCATCTCGAGCGTTCCTCAAATTACGCGAACAGGCGCTTGGTGTAATTGACTCCGGTATTAGGTCTGATCTGTTCATGGCCGAGTGGAGTTTGCCAACTGGGGTGTCACCTGATGATCAACAGTATTGGGGCTACGCCAACCCCAGCCTGGGTAGGACTATCACTATGAAGGGATTGGAAAGTGCGGCGGCAGCGCCGGACCGTTCCCAGTACCTAAGGGCCCACTGCAATTTATGGGTTGCGGCAGCCAACAGTTGGATTAATCCTGGCGAGTGGGCCAAGCGTTATACCACAAATCAAACCCTAGATGAGGGCAATTGTGTTTTGGCTGTGGATAGTTCTGTGGACGACTCAAAATATGTGGGGATATTGTGCGGCCTTAATAGTGACGGAGACATTGTGGCCAGCGTTGCTTTTACCTGCGAAACCAATCGCAGCATGTGGCGGCACATTGAGGAACTAATGGAAGCCAACCCTAAATTGAAATTGGCCATTACGCCAACACTGGACCTGCACACCCCGGAACCGTTAATTCGTCGCCGGTCCCTGTGGGGTTACGCGGAAATGATTAAATACACAGGGCTTGTTAAGTCCATGATTAACGAGGGACGCCTTCTGCACACCGGCGAGGAAATGCTGGCTGAACATGTCAACAGGGCAACCCTGGTCAGAGCCAATGGGGCAGTCGTGTTGTCCAGCCAAAAGTCTCCCGGACCGATTGAGTGCGCTCGGTGCCTTGTCGCCGCCGCTTCCCTGGTATCCAGGCCAGGGCAATCAGGTCGGGCAATGATGGGTTCAGCAAGGTAGTTGCATTTGCAACTTGTTTGTGGAATACTCCGGCCGTGGGATTCTTCACTCCAAAAGTAACGACAGCGCAAATGTCCTCCGCGCCATTGACGGCCGCTGCCGGTGCAGGTGCTGCACAGATCAACGATTTCCTTGCATATAGCACAGGCGCTGCCGAACAGCGAGCATTGCAAAACCCAACAGTCTCCCGGTCCAAGGACTTACTGGCCTCAATGATTGGCTGCCTAGAGATGCGACACTACTCAAAGCAGTGGACCGGCGAACGCTACGAAAAAATTTATCTGCCGCTTGAACCTTGGATGGAACAACCCGACCCAAAGGTAACGCGCAACTTCTTCTACTCAAATATCTTCAGTGACCTTTTCTTCCACGGCCGCGCCTTTGCCTTTGTGACCTCCAGGTACTCCACCGGCCTGCCAGCATCATTTACATGGCTTCCGGCAGCAATGGTTACAACACCAAACCAAACAGGTCCACAATGGTTTGGCCCGTCAGATGTTGTGCAATTTAATGGCGTTGAAATTGGAGACAGCAACGATGTCATCCAATTCCTTTCACCTATCCAGGGACTTTTATACCAGGGTGCTCGAGCGTTGTCCATTGCAACCCACCTAGATCAGGCTGCGGACCGATATGCAACGCTTGAAACTGTCCCCGGTTATCTTCAGCAAAAAGGCGGAGAGACTATGGACAGCGATCAACTAAGCGAACTTGCTGCGGCGTGGTCATCTGCGCGTCGTCAAAATGCAATTGGCGCGCTTAATGATTACGCAGAGTTTAAAGAATTCTCAATTAGTCCAGCAGAGGTTGTTGCCGAACAACGCAAGTACCAGTCACTTGAGATTGCAAGAGTTTCCAACATCCCTGCCTACTTAGTCTCCGCGCCTCAAGAAGGTTCCGGCTTGACCTATACCAATGTTCAAGACAGCAACCGTCAGTTATATCTGTATGGTGCCAAGCCATTTATTGAGTGCCTGCAGCAGGTACTGAGTGCCACAAATGTTTTGCCTCGTAATCGTTATGTTGAATTTGATGTTGAGGGTTACCTTGCAGAAGAGATGCATGACGACATCATGGTTGAACCCAACATTGAAACCCCAACAGAAAGCAACTCATGATTCATTTTATTAATGTTCCTATCACTATTGACGCTGCCGCCAGCGAAGATGCTCCCAAGACCATTACCGGCATTGCAGTTCCATGGTTTCCAGTATCAGCACAAGTAATGGATGGCACCAAGGTTTCGTTCCAACGCGGAGCATTTGACCTAAACATGAAAGCACCAAAATTGCTCGAGAACCATGACATGAGCGCATTGCGCGGCGTCGTAAGTTCGCTTGCAGATATGCCGGAAGGCCTGGGCTTCACAGCCACCTTCGCAAAGACAGGCGCGGCCGCCGATGCTATTGAACTCGTTAAGGCAGGCGCTTACGATTCAGTCAGCGTCGGGGCCGTACCTACCAAGTTTAAGTATGACAAGAACGGCGTCATGGTCGTGTCCAAGGCTGATCTTGTAGAAATCTCGCTTGTCGCACAGCCAGCGTTTAAGGACGCTGTCATAACAGAAATCGCTGCATCGGAACCTGAAGATGCAACCGAACCCACCCCAACAGATTCCGAGGAGGAACCAAAAGTGGCTACACAAGAAACCCCAGTGGTTGAGGTTGAGGCTTCAATCATCCCAACAACCCCAATTTACGCAACCGCAAAACGCGAATTCAAACTTCCGTCAGCATCTGAATACATTGCAACATTCATTCGCGGCGGCCATGACTGGGCGCAAATGAACGACAACATCCGCGCCGCAGCGCCCGATGTAACTACACCTGATATTCCTGGTGTCATCCCGACCCCGATTGTCGCTCCGATTTTCAACTCGTTTGTAGGCTCCAGGCCTCTCGTGGATGCAACCTCGGTTCGCGCGATGCCCCAGGGTGGTGCCGTTTTTATTCGCCCTGTAGTGTCCGTACACAACAGCATTGGTACCGCAACACAAAACACGACTATCACGGCTTCACAGTTTGAAATCAATGATGTTCAAATTTCAAAAACTATCCAGGGTGGATATGTAGAAATTTCAGAGGCATCACTTGACTGGTCACAGCCTGAAGTGCTCGGCGCTTTGTTGGATGACATGGCCCGCGTTTATGCCGACCGCACAGACCTATTGGCCTGTTCAGAATTGCAAACCGGAACAACGAACAGCAACAACTTCGCTAACGCGTCAATTGCTGATCCTGCGTATTGGGTTGAGTGGATGTACACCGCAGCCGCCGACATCCTTACCGGTTCAAATGGTAACTTGCCTTCAATCTTGGCTGTGTCTCCAAATGTCTGGAAATTGATGGGAAGCCTTAGCGACACCGCTGACCGCCCACTTTTCCCACAGGTTGGCCCTATGAACGCTTACGGTTCACTTAACGCGGCAAGCACATCAGGCGCATTTGCGTTTGGCCTTCGCGTTGTTGTTGACCGCAACCTGACATCAGCCGGGATGACAATCCTTGACCCTCGTGCCCTTGAGAACTGGGAACAGCAAAAAGGCGCAATTTCAGTAGAACAGCCTTCACAACTGTCGCGCCAAATTGCGTTCAGAGGGTACTGGGCATCCAAGCTCATTGACCCAACACTTAGTATCAAGGCCGCATTCGTCTGATATTGACGAACTAGAAAGACTGCAGAACGATGGCAACCTTCAACCTCGCATTTCACACGCGACTAGACGACTATGCCGTTCTGCAGACTTTTGTGGATACCGATATTCAAAGTCAGGACTCGGTAGTTGTAGCAGGCGCGGCCCACGGTTTTAGTGGTACGCAAACTGTTGTTTCTACCGAGCCTTACGAGTTCATTGGCGTTTCAGATGAAGGTGATTTACTTTTTGACTATTCAGTCATCATGGAAAATCAATTTATCTATGTTAACGCAGGCGATGACCTTGAACGAAGCGTTGCCACCGGCACCGTAAGTTTCAGCCCCAGCCCGAGTTGGATTACTTCGGCCGATGTCACCAGTTGGCTCGGTATTGAAGTCGCCACGGCCAATGACACCGCATTCATCGCTGTATGCGTTTCTGCGGCCAACAGTTGGGCATTTAGAAAGCGTAGGGAAGCCGGTTACACCGATAGCCTCTCGAGCGCTCCTGATGGCGCAGCAAAACTGGGGACTATCCAGTACGCCGCAATCCAGTACAGATCACGCGGAGCCGTAGATGGCTTTTCAAGTTTTGATTCAATGAACATGGGCACCCCCACCATGTCACTGGGCCAAATCATGGCACTGCTTGGCTGCGGAAGGCCACAGGTCGCATAATGGCCGCCACCGGAATCCTCGCCGACGCGGTCGCCGCAATCAAAACCCAACTGACAGCCCTCGGTCTAAAACCTGTCACTGACCCACGCAATGCGCGCCCAATGTCAGTAATGATTGAACTTCCAGTTATGACATCCTTTACTTACAATGTCGGAGACTTCCGCATTCCAGTTCGCATACTTGCAGCCCCACCTGCTAACAGCGACGCCGGCGATTACCTCATGACAATCGTTGACACCATAATGAACTCGCCCATCGCAGTTACAGATGCCCGTCCGGGTAATGCAAACTACGGAGGGCAAGACATACCCACATACGACCTCACCGTTGCAATAGCGGTGCGGAGAAATTAAGGAGCCACCAATGGCAACAGCAACATTCCTGTCAGGCGCAACCTGCAACATTACACCAACCGGCGGTTCAGCAATTGATGTCAGCGATCAACTTTCTAAATGTGAAGTAATGCTGGGCTTTGAATTGCTCGAGAGCACCTCGCTAGCCGACACCGGCCGACAGGCAACCAAGGGCCTGCAGACCGTGGCAGTCAACCTAGACCTGTACCTTTCGTATGGCGTTGGTGAAATTGAAACACTCCTTAGCGCAATCGTGTCTGCTGGTGGATGCACAATTACCGTGTCGCCATCAGGCACCACAGAATCAGCCAGCAATCCTGAGTTCGTCATTACGACTTGTACCTTGGATGCAGCCCCTGTGATCATGTCGTCTATCGGAACCCTTGCCGTAGCCTCGGTAAGTTTCTCTAACGGTACCTGGGTGCGAGACATCGTCTAGACCTAATCAATAACCAAAACAACCAAAGGAAAAAATGAAAATCAGACTCCAAGTAACACCAACCCAAGGGGACGCCTATGAATGCGAAACCAACCTCTTTGTAGTCGTTGCATGGGAACGCAAATTCAAGAAGCAAGCCTCAAGTCTTGCCAACGGAATTGGCGCGGAGGACCTGGCCTTCTTTGCCTACGAAAGTTCAAAGGTTGCCGGGGTCACTGTTCCGCTGGCCTTTGATGAGTTCATAAAGAAAACCAAGTCAATAGATGTGGTGTCAGAGGATGCCCCAAGTTTTACAGAAGCGGCAGTTTCCGACGCTCTTTAGCGGAGGTTCTTGTCGCTACTGGATACTGGGTACCGGACATCCCATTTGACACTGATGACCTGTTCACGGTTGTTGATGTACTAAACGAACAAGAGAAAGCACAAAGAAGCAGACGATGACAACCAACACATCCATTGAAGTTGTCGGTGTTCGTGACGCTATCCGCTCTCTAAACAAAGTTGAACCAGGCCTTCGCAAACAGTTCACAGCCGACGCCACGCGCATTGCACAACCAGCAATCCAGGAAGTTCAGGCTGGATACCAGCGCGAGTACTTATCGGGTATGGCTCGCAATTGGACTCAAAGCGGTTCCAAGAAGTTTCCGTTCTCCGTGTCCAAAGCAATTGCCGGGGTGAAGTTGAAGGTTGATGCCTCTCGAGAAGCAACCTCGTTGATCTACATTGCACAGATGAACGCCGGCGCTGCTATTTGGGAATCTGCTGGTCGCAAAACCCAAAACAGACTTAGTGACAGTCTTGGGTCTATTCCAAAGGCAAACCACACGCGCAACCTTGGCCCAGCGGTGTTCCGCAAGCGTAAAGAGATTGAGCGCGAAATGCTTAACGCAACCAACGCCGTAGTGGCCCTTGTAGAAAAGGAACTTAACTGATGTCCCTTTCAATACCTATCGTCACCTCATTTGATGGCAAGGGAATTTCCTCCGCCGTTAAAGAATTTAAGAATCTCGAGACAACAGGCGAGAAGGCACAGTTTGCCATCAAGAAGGCAGCAGTCCCAGCAGGCATTGCCATTGCGGCATTAGCGGCAGGACTTATTGATTGCGCCAAGGCTGCTATTGATGACCAGGCAGCCGCCAACCTTTTAGCCATTGCCCTAGGCAAATCAACCACGGCAACTGACGAAGCAATTAAAGCCAACGGCACATTCATTGACAGCCTTATGTTGTCCACCAATGTTGCCGACGACGAACTCCGCCCAGCCATGGCCAGGTTGTCCCGTAGTACCGGCGATGTTACTAAAGCCCAGGACCTTTTAGCCCTTGCTGTTGACATCTCAAAAGGTTCAGGAAAGAGTCTTGAGACAGTTACCTCAGCCTTAGCCAAAGGATACGACGGCAACACCAACGCCCTTGGAAAATTAGGTCTTGGCCTTGATCAGGGACTAATCAAATCTAAAGACTTTGGTGCCATAACAGAGCAACTAACCAAGAACTTTGGAGGCTTTGGTAAGGCAGCAGGAGACACCACAGAAGGTCAACTGGCTAGATTCACCACAGGCATTGCAGAACTCAAAGAAGGCATTGGCGCAGCACTTATTCCAGTACTTGACGCAGTGCTTCCGTTAGTCAACAAGTTTGCAAAGTGGGCCCAGGACAATCCTGAGTTCTTTACCATCATGGGCGTCGCACTTGCCGGCATTGCCGCCGCTGTCGTGGCCATCAACATTGCCATGAGCATCAACCCCATCACGGCCATAGCCATTGGCATTGGATTAGTAGCCGCCGCCGCTGTAGTTGCTTATAAGAAGTTTGAGATATTCCGCGACATTGTTGACACCTTATTTGGCGCAATTAAGTTTTATATTAACAATGTCACCATCCCACTTTTTAAGGGATTACTTGGCGCAGCGACATTTGTATTTGAAGCAATTGCTGCAGTGTGGAATAACACCGTTGGCAAATTGGCTTTTACAATCCCGTCGTGGGTTCCCCTTCTTGGTGGCAAAAGTTTTGCAATGCCCAAAATTGGTGGGAACGGTGGCGGTGGAGGCTTGACAAGCGCTCGAGCATTTGAAGAATCTCAAAAGGAAATCATGGCGGCCAACCCGGATGTCTTTAGTGCTCCACCAGCAGTAGCACCATCAGCGCCAGGAAAAATCCAAAACACAACAACGCCAAAACTTGGCGGCGGTAGTGGCGGTACGGACTTTGGTTTAGGCAACATTGGCCCATTTACAGACCTGCCACTTCCTAACATCACAATCAACATGGACGCTGGCCTGATCAGTTCACCGGCTACCGTCGGGCAGGACATCATTGACGCCATCCTTGCCGCACAGAGGGACTCAGGCGTTGTGTTTGCCCCGGCGGTTACCTTCTAATGACTGTCCCCACATACCAAGTCCTCGTCGGGTTCCAATCAACCACAGGATTCGGTACACCCTTTCAACTTGACGACGCCTTCTATGGCGTTCTTGACACGGCAGGACGCGGAACTCTTGGAGGCATCACATTCGTTGACCTCACCTCAATTGTTCTGTCGGTCAACATCAGACGCGGACGCAACCGCCAACTTGACCAGTTCAACGCTGGAACAGCACAGGTCGTGTTTAACAACAACTCTCGCATTCTTGACCCTCTTAATACTTCCTCGCCGTACTACCCATTTGTATTGCCTCGGTCCCCAATCATTATTTATGCCAACGGCACCCCGATTTATACAGGCTTTGTAGAAGACTGGAACCTGGACTATCAAAACGCCAACCAGGGCAGAATGGTGGCCAGGTGTGTTGATGCCTTTGGAACTCTTGCGAACCAGCAACTAAACGCTTTCACCCCCTCTGCTGAAACATCGGGGGTGCGCGTCAACACCGTCTTAGACCGCCCTGAAATCAATTACCAAGGCTCAAGGTCCATAGGTACCGGAACATCAACTTTGGGGGCTTACGCTGTTGCTCAAGACACCAATGCCCTCAACTACCTTCAGCAGGTCAACACTTCAGAGCAGGGTTATCTATTCACGGCAGCCGACGGAAGCCTGACTTTTAAAGGACGCTCAAGCGTTCTAAACCCAGTCGCCGGTGCATCGTTCACAACCGACGGCACTGGCATTCCATATATGAGCCTGATCAATCAGTACGGGTCGGAATTGCTGTACAACTACATAGTGACCCAGTCGCCTGCCGGCAGTGCCCAAACATCTTTTGACGCCGATTCAATAGCGCTTTACCAGGCGCAGAACTACAACCTTCTAAACCTGCTTAACTCCACGACAACAGAAGTGGCTGGCCTAGGTGCATATCTTCTTGGCAAATACCGCAACCCAGTTGTCCGATTTACTGGTGTTTCCTGCGAATTGGCAGCGCTAACATCAGCGCAATGGTCCACTATCTTTGCTATTGAACTCACCTCAATTGTTACGGTGCAGAAGGATTACTCCACCGGAACGCCAACATCGGAAACACAAACCCTGATCACTTCAGGAATTGAACACCGCATAATTCCAGGGTCTCACATTGTTTCCTACATTTTTGAGAGCACAGACGGCAATCAATACTTAACCCTTGACGATGCAATATTCGGAACCCTTAGCACAACAAACCTTTTAAGTTTCTAAGAAAGGAAACACAACATGGCAATTAATCCCAACACAACCTTTGTCGCCGGGGCTATCCTTACGGCAGATCAGCAGAACCGTTTCCCTCGTGGAGTCGTTGCTTCCGTTGTTCGCACAACAGCAATACCGGCAATAACAGGCGCAACAGCAGACTTGACCGGGATGACCGTTACTTTCACTGCCGATGCAACGAGGCTTTACAAGGCGTCGTGGCTTGTAACTGGTGGAAAAGTTAACGCTGCAACCGACCAAACATTCTTGTATTTCACGACGGGCGCAAATGTCAGCCTTGGCAACATCATCATTACAACACCCACGGGTAACTATTTCATCAACCTATGTGGAAGCATTTTGTTTAGTGGTGTTTCAGGTTCCGTAACATACAAATTGCGTGTTAGCCCGAGCGCAGGAACCTTTACAGCCGTTGCAGGCGCAGGGGAGCCTTGCATTCTTGTAATTGAAGATATTGGACCTGCATAATGCAAAAAAGCCTAGTTTTATTGGTCTTTTTAATAACACTCACCGCTTGTGCTGATCGTGAACGCATTAACTGCCCACGAACAAAGAACCAAGTAATGACCCGAACAACCGAATTAACAATCCCGACTAAAACAATTCCTGCACCGGAAGGACGATGCCAATGAAGTTTCGCGCACGACTATCTAACGAAGAAATCAAAGGACGGCTAATCTTGCTTGTCGGGTTGGCAATATCTATCGCCTTTGTAGGCACCGTGTTCGTACTTTTGTACGGGCTCCTGTTTGTAACCCAGCCTCTCGAGCAAGCACCCAATGACGCCGAGGCTTGGAAAATATTGTCTCCGCTAACCCTGACAATGTCGGGGGTCCTTGCCGGCCTTCTAGCCTCTAACGGTCTTAAGGGACATCAAAACGATAAGGACAAAGAATGAGCAACCGCGTCTATCCGTACTACCCAGCCTGGGATGGCAAAGCGACACAAGCAGTGACGGCCAAACTTGTTGAATTAACAAAATCCAGGTGGGGCCTGATCAGTCTTGGAACTTATGCAAACAGACCGATGCGAAACAACGCCGGCTTATCGGTGCACGCGACGGGCTTTGCTGCGGACCTTAAATATAAAGACGAAGCACAGGCCCGGATTATATGGGACTGGTTCCTGGCCAATTCCAAAGCCCTGGGCCTATGCGAAATGCACTGGTACGCCTACGGAAACTTTGGCGCAGGCTATCGTTGCAGTCGCGGAGAGGGCAAGGCAGGGGTTAAGATTTTTACCGAGGACGACAACGCCGGCTCATACCAAGGCTCGCCTAACTGGTTCCATGTAGAACTGGCAAAGCAAACACCTGAACACTTTGAACAAGTCTTCAGAGCGTTGAAATAGGATTCCTGGGCACTGTTTGAGCGGTCCCAGGGTTAGGTGGTGGGTATCTTTGTTTCCATTGGGGTATCCACCACCGCTTTCGTCTTTTGTGTATAGTGACAACCAGCCACTCAAAGGGCATAACAAAGGAAACACATGAACAAGATCATCTTTGACCTACCACTATTTCGGTCATCAGACCCGGAAACCTCCCGGCAAGTCAGCCCTATGCGCGTAGGCAGCCACCGCGCCATCCTCATCGCCATCTATGCCGATAGCACCCTGGGCCTAACCGATGAAGAGGCAGCATCTCGAGCGTTAGCCATGGGCCATGAAATCAAGGGCTATTGGAAGCGTTGTAGCGATTTGCGTACATTGGGCCTAATCCAGGACACAGGCACCCGTCGGGCCGTCTCAAGCGGCTCTCAGGCCATTGTGTGCTCAATTACCCAAGCAGGATTTGACGCTGCAAAGGCCTTGTCATGACCGATACACAATTTATATATAGTTTCATAATGGGATGGGTCAGTTGCTGGCTGTTCCTAAAAATGATGGCAAACCGGCCATGACGCAAGAACCAGCCCACTGGGGCTATACCGTTCTACGCTCTAAAGACAAATTAACGATGGTCCAAATCTTCACAGATTTATCCACAGGCCTGATTGAATACACCCAGGTGTGCAAACGCGCACAATCCTGGCATTCATGGGGGCCGCCAACAGAATTGGAAAAGTGCTGAAACTCATCATGGCTTTTATGCTTACTACCGCTTTATTTAACCCAACCCCGGCAAATGCTGCCGCCAACTCCTGTCCAAAGTTGGAACCGCTACTGGCTCAATACTTCCCGGCAAAGGTCGTACCCGTTATGTCACGGATTGCTTACCGGGAGTCCCGATGCAACCCTGGCAGCCTTTCTGCGGTCCGCAAATCCACCGGCCGCCCCGATGTGGGCCTGCTACAGATTCAAGGGTCATGGGCTACTGTGACACGGGCAGTTTGTAAGAAACAGGATGTGATCAAAGCCCTTCTAAATGTCCGGTGCAATTTAAAGGTTGCCCGGTATTTGTACGACAATGGGGGCCTGGGCCATTGGCGTGCCACATCGGGGAAATAATTTGTTAATTGACTTGCCTTATATGGTTACATGTGGTTATACTTGTTCTATGGAAACAAACACAACCAGTGAAAATCAAACCTACGCCATCTATGTCTATATGGCTAAACCAGCCACATACGACGAATTTGATGGATTTGGTGACTATGTCAACTTCGGTGCAAAGAAAGTTTGCGAAGTAGGTGCAACAAGCGAAGAAGAAGCATTAAAGATTGCTGGTTTTACCGACAACCACGATCAATTATTTTGGGCCTCTCTAGTCGCATAATGTCAGGCAAACCAATCACCGCTCAATGTGGCACACGCTCTGCATACAAAAGACATTTACGACATGGTGAAACACCTTGTACAAATTGCAAACAAGCACACGCCGAATGGCACAAACAACAAAGGAAACAATGGAAACATCAACCGGCGAACTAATCGCCAAACTAACCAACCTCAGCCACAACTTGGCCCTAGAACTACGGTTCAAAGAGTCCAGCCTGATCTTGGAGGCAGTTGGCGCGTTGCACGCCATCCCCACCATTGCTGAAACAATCCGTCAGGAGTGGCATCCATCAATGAATTCAAGCGGACCATCAAAGGGCTTGTCGTACACATCAAGCGCTATTCAAGTTGCATCTGATGAGTGACTACACCCACAACGACGATGTCGCCGACCTCTTATATGCCTACGAGCAGGAAATCAAAGTATTAAAAGAAGCCTTGGCTTATTGCAACGCAGAACTTAACCGACTAGAAACGGAGTTAGCCCGTGGGATTTAATCTTGACGACTATGAACCAGTTGCTAGCAGGCTGGACCGCTTCTTAAAAGCCCACCCTGATGCTCGTGTTATTACTGATTTAGTGCATTACTTATCTGATGTTGCCGTGTTCAAAGCCGAACTATGGATTGACGGCGAGATCATCGCCACCGGATGGGCCGAGGAAATCCGTGGCCAGGGAAATGTCAACAAAACATCTCACCTTGAGAACTGCGAGACCGGGGCAGTTGGACGCGCATTAGCAAACGCCGGCCTAAGTGGTTCCGATTTTGCAAAGCGCCCAAGCCGCGAAGAGATGGGAAAAGTTCAAAGAATGCAAGGCGAAACGACCATTACTGAAAACAGCAACATGGCAAGCGAGAAACAGCAAAACATGATTAGGGCCGTATGTAAGTCCATGGGCAAGGTGCCTCCGCATAATCTGCAATCTTTCACAAAGCGCGACGCCTCGGCTTATATTGACAGCCTGAAAAATGGTGAACAACCAGCGCCGACATACAGCACACCGGAGGAGCCGTTCTAATGGCTGACCTCTTAACGCTGATCATCATGTGCACTGCGTTATTCATGTGCGGATTCCTCTTAGGCAAAGACCAATGACACCAATATCGGAAGCGTCGTTTATGGCGCAAGTCAAAGCACTGGCATATCAATACGGCTGGGTAGTGCACCACAGCCAGCCATCTATGACTCGGACAGGCAGGTACATGACCATGGGCAGCGTTGGCTTCTTTGATCTAGTAATG